CTGGATCGGCGTCTCGCCGATCGAGAAGTCCGGGTTCACGACCTTGTTGGCCGCGACCTGGGCGCCCTCCGGGCTCATGGACTCAAGCAGCCGGCGCTCGATGTCCTGCCCGTGCGCGCGCTGCTCCGCGGAACCACCCGCCAGAACCGACAGTTGCCCCGGGGCGGTGAGGTACGTGTTGACGACCCCGCTGGCCAGGGACTTGGCGTAGTCGGAGATCGCCGCGCGCGGCGCGGGCGCCTTGGGCGGGATCGGCAGGCCGGTATCGGGGTCGTAGTCCTTGGGCGCCGGAAGGGCGAACTCTGCCATGTCACTGCACCACGAAGTTGTTCTCGCGCAGGTAGGATGCCTGCTGTTCTGGGGTCAGCTTGTACTTCCGGACGTGGGCCTCCCATTGGGCCTTGCCGATCGGCTGCTTGGGATTCTCGGTGCGCGTCACCTGTCCGGTCTTGCGATCGAAGGTGCCGGACTGCGTCTGCCGGGTCGTGCGTCCCGTGAGCGCATCGGTCATCACGGTGTCCTGGGTGGGCGTGAACCGCTGCGCGTCCGAGGAGATCGTGGCGACTTCCTTCGCGCTCGCGCCGCGCTGCGCCTCGACATCGCGCGCCGTCTGCCCCTGTTCCTGCGTCGACAGGAGATGCCCGGTGGCATTGATTCCGGCCGAGTTGGTCTGCGCCTCGCCGGAAATCGTGGGCGCGAGGATCTGCTGCAGTTGCGCGGCCTGCTGGCTCTGGCCGGTGCGCGCGGCGTCGACCGCGCGCTGGATCAGCGCGAGCCGGCTGACGTCGGTGATCGGACCCAGCGGATCGACCTTCTGGTAGACGCCGCTGGCCGGGTCGTAGCGCTCGTGGTAGGCGTCGATGCCGCCGTTCAGCGGGCCGCCGGAGAGCACGGCGATGTCACCCGGCGCACCGCCGGCCGCGGCGCGCGCGACGGCCTGCTGGATCGGGGCGGCCCGTTGGGTCGGGGCTGCTGGAGCGACGGCCGGCGGCGGCACGGAGCCGTTGATGTCGTACCTCGTCGGCGTGCCGCCGCGCCCGTTCTCGAAGCGCGTGATCGCAGCCGCGAGAAGGTCGCGCGTGGCGGGGTCTTGCAGGTTGATCTGCTGACCCGGGTGCAGGCCCGTGGCCTGCTGCACGAACTTGATGTACGCGGCCGTGTTGTTCTCGGTCGGGGGCGCCCAGCGCGAGATCACGCCCTCGACGGTGTTGATCCCGTGCTTGGTGCCGTAGGCGATCAGGTTGTTGTGCAACGCCTGGAGACCTTCTTCAGGCGTGCGGAACTGCATGAACGAGCCGTCCGGGTTGCGCAGGTTCCCGGGGTTGTTGTTCCGGATCCCCAGCGGGACGTTTGCCTGGGAGGCGGGCGCGGCCACGGGCGCGGCGGGCGCGGCGGGCGCGGCCGGCGCCGGCAGTTCTGCAGGAGCCCCTGCAGCGGGCGTCGCGGCCGGCGCCGCGCCGGGTTTCCTGAACTTCCCGGTCTCGTCCACCGTGTAGCCTAGCCAGTCCGCGACGGCCTTTCGCGCCGCGCCGGTCACGTTGGTCTTGTCCGCGACGTCAAGAGCGATGTTGGCCGCCGACCCGATGCCGGGAAATGCGATCGGGAGAGCGCCAACCACCGCGCGCCCCAATCCCTCGATCTTGGTCGGAAGCTCTTCCCCGTCGCTCGTCATATCCCAGCCACGGATCACGTTTCCGACCCCGGCGACCGTGCCGAACGCCTTGGCGACGCCGCCGGCTGCTTGACCGACGCTGCGCATGGCACTGCCGGCGCGCTGGATCGGCCCTGCAGCGGGCGCGGCGGGCGATGCCGGCGCACCCGGATTGATGCCGGTGGGAACGCGCGGCTCGGCGCCTGCCGGCGGCGCCTCGGGCATGGTGAAGTTCGGGTACGGGCGCGGCGCCGGACCGGCGGACGCCCGGAACTCCGATCCGGCCACACGCGCGCGCGTTGCGGCGTCCGGCGCGCGGCTCGTCTGCTCGAGCGCGGCGCGCGCGTTCGGGTTGATCGTGGTGGGCTCGGACGCGATCTGCGAGACACGGTTCTGCAGCGTCGGATTGACCTCCGGTCCCGTGGGCTGTCCGGTCGGGGGCGCGGCCTGCGAGAACACCGACGATCGCACACCCGACGGGTCCAGGCGCGTGGCGGTCTGCCCCGGGACGGGCTGCGCGGTCGTCGCCTGCGTTACCGGCCCGGGTGTACCCGTCGGCAGGGACGGTGCCGGCGGCGCGCCTGGATTCAGCGCCGACGTCGGGATGCCGGGTGGGCTGGCCGGAGCGGGCGTCGGGGGCGGAGTGTTCGCGGCCTGGACCGGACCCATGACTGCGCGGAGGTCTTCGGGGCTCATTGCCATCTCAATCACCCTTATGCGTGGTGATGTCGGACGTGACCGTGGAGGTCGACTCCCCGCCCGCGTCGTTCATGTTCAGATTGACGTGCCCGCCGGTCGCCGACTGCGCCGATGCCGACAGCGACAGGCCGGCCATCGCGCCCGCGGCCAATTGCGCCATGACGGCCGCGGCGCCTCGAGCACCCTCGACCTTCATGCGGACGTTCTCCACGAAGGCGCTCGTGTTGGCCTTCTGGGACTCGACCGACAGTTGGCCGGTGGCCTCGGCGATCTTGGTCTGCGCGTTCAGCAACGCGACGGCGCCCTCGACCTCGTAGCCGCTCGCACGGACTTCTTCGGCGAACGCCCGGGCCTGCGTCTCGTAGACCGAGACCGCGGCGCGAAGCTGTTCCGCAACCCCTTGCACCTGACCCTGGAACGCCTGGATCTGCGCCTTGAAGATTTCGATCGGGAACTCGCGGACCTTGATCTCCGCGTTCTTCGCGTCGACCAGGGCGCGCATCTTCGCGGCGTAGCCGTCGGTCTCTGCGCGCAGCACTTCTGCGGCGACCTTGGGCGCTTCGTACTTGGAGACCTCGGCCTTGATGAGCGTCGAGTAGCCCTCGTACTCAGATGCCTTGGCGCGGACCTGTTCCGCATAGGCTTGCACGCGGGCGCGGAACTGCTCGATGATCGAGCGGTTGATGTCGGCCTGCACCGATGCGGCTCGAACCTCGGTCTCGAACACCTGAACCATCGTGTTGACGGCCTGAAGCTGCGCGGTGTAGACGCGCACCGACTGGTCGTTCAGGTCCGTGATGAGCTTCTGGCCCTCGATCTCGGCCTTGTAGATGTCGAGCTTGGCGACCTCGGCGCGCAGGCGGGTCTCATAGACCTGGGCGCGAACACGGAACGCCTCGACCTCGGCGTTGTACTCGGTGACCTGGGCCTTGTAGACCTCGATGGCCGCCTCGACGAGGTACTTCGCGGCCTCGAACGCGCGCTGCGCCATCTGGCTCGTGTAGGTGATGAGCCCGGACTCGACTTGCCATGCCTGTTCGAGCGCGAAACGGCGATTGGACTGCTCGAGTTCGGCCTGCTTAATCATCACGTCGCGGTTCAGCGTGCTCGCGGCGTTGCGCATCGACTCGCGCGCCTTCGCGATCTCGCTCGCGACCGCCCCGCCGGGCAGCGCGAAGCCGCGCGCAGCGAAGTCGCGGTACACCTGATCCTGGCTCGCGGAGAAGTTCGCGGCCTCGCGGTCGCGCCCGCGGTTCCAGATCGCTTCCTCGACGTCTTGGTCGATGCCGGTCGCGGCGCCGTTGACCCAGACGTCGTACAGGGCGCGGATGTCGGAGAGCAACGTCGAGGTGTACTCGGTCTCGGCGAACGAGAACGCCGGGCTGGGCGCCGTCGGCGCATCACCGAGGACGGACGTGAACTCGCCCAGGTCGATGCTGGGGATGCTGGGGATCGTCACGCCCGACAGGCTCGGAGCCGACGGCATGACGATCGACGGAGCGCTCGGGATGGAGACCGGCAGCGTCGCGTCGGGTTGCGGCGGCTGCGCGGTGAGTGCGCTCGGCGCGTCCGGGAACTCGACCAAGGGGATGTCGATGATCCGGCTGGGAGCGCCTTCGATGTCCAGCGGAAGGATCGTCGACAGCGAGGACATCGTCGGAGGCGACGGGAAAGCGGCGCCCCCGGAGAAAGCCGCGCTGAACGAGCGCGACGACGGCGGCGAGAAGCTCGGCGACGGCATCGTCGGCGCTTCCACGAGCGGCAGCGCCGACGCTGCCAGGGCGCCCGCGATTGCGCCCGCGAGCGAGGCGGCCGTCGAGCCGATCGCGTGGGCCGCCCCCATCCCCTGCGAAATGATCGGGATGGTGTCGTGGTACGGGATCGTCATCGAGTGAGTCAAGCCGGCCATGATCTATCCCTATCCGACGTACCGGGTCTGAGGAAGCGCCGGGACACACCGCGTCGTCTGCGTGTCCGTGAAGAAGTTCGGGTCGTAGGGGGGCGTTCGCGTCGACGCCGGCTGGAACCCCCACGGCAGCGGATCCTGATCGGTTGCCCGACGCGAACCGCCTTCCGGGTCGGCAAAGAACGTCGGACTCCACCAGGGCGCGTCGTCGCACCCTCCGTAGCCGAAGACGTAGAGCGGTTCGTTCCAGTACAGGTACGGGAACGAGAAGCGCGAGTGCAGCGTTGCCTGATACAGGTGCGGCAGGTCCGGCGGGTTCAGGTTCGCCTGCGCGCCGCGCTTCAGCGCCTCGTTCCACGTCCTGTTGTACCAACCCGTGTTCAGCGTGTTATCGCGCGTCACCAAGTCCCACACCGCCCCGTTGGATGGGCCAGGGATGAACTGCTGCTCGGTGTAGTAGCTCGCCTGCATGACGGGGTTGTAGACGCCCTGCCGGGTGTCCCAGCACGCATACCAACCACCGGGGATTGCCGCCGCGATTCCCGGCCCCCACTCGGGCCTGAAAGGAGATCCCTGGACCCAGGCGTTGAACTCCAGTTCGTACTCGTCCATCTGGGCCGCCTGCCCGACCCCGGTGCGAATGCGCAGCGTTGCCTTGAACGGGCCGTAGCGCATGTCGTTGCTCTTGACCCAGGTGAACGCGCACACGCGCACGGCGTACAAGCCCGGGAGGATCGTTCCGATCAACTCTCCGCGTCGTTCGTCGTCGTCGCCCATGCCTTGGGTCTCGTCGACGAAGTCGGCCGCGTCCGCAATCACCTTTTCGATCGCTTGTTCGATTCCCTCCGGGTCTCCGGGCGGGTCGACGTCCATCCTCGTGATCTGGAACCCGCCGCTACGGAACGGGTTCAGGACGGCAACGGTGTCCCAATCGTTGTTCGGATCCTTGGGGTCGTCGAACGGATCCCGGAGACGATCGAACTGCAGCGCGAACAGCGGGTCGTAACGCGAGCCGCTGTAAGGGGGAGGAATGAGAGGGTTGTTGGACTTGACCAGCAGCACCGAATTCCAATCGAGAAAGGCGTCCTTTTTCTCGAGGATGTAGAACCCGTTGCGGGTGTGCGTGATGCCGGCCACATTCATCTGAGTGCGCCCAGCGGGGTAGATCGACTCGATGTCGCGCGGATCGGAAGGCTCGGAGATGTAGGGCCAGTAGACGTCGTCCTGAAGCACGAGCCCCGCGTAGGGCGTGACGTTGCCGGGCGCGAGGTTCGGGTCCGTGGTGCGCGCCATCGTGCGGAAGAAGTACCACCCGTGATCCCCGATCACCGTGCGGTTGAACCCGTTGCCGTCGATGATGCTCTGCGAGTGGTAGTAGGGCTTGTCGTAGGGCGGATGACGCACCATTTCGCCGCGCAGCGTCGACGTGTCACGCAACGACACGAGCTCGTTGCGAACATCGCTCGAGTTCCCGATTCGCGTACCGATTGCCGTGTAGGGGGGTTCCCAGATGTTCAGGTACAGCTTGGGCTTGTAGGTCTCATCGACCCACTGCGCGTCTTCTGGGTCAGCGAAGTCGTATTCGATCTCGCCGATCAACCGCACGCCCACCCACAGGAACCCGGTCTGCGCATCGCCCTTGGGCTCGACTTCTTCCTTGGGCGCACCGCGAACCGGCGTCACGGTGATCGTGCGCGTCGAGGTTTCTCCGAGCACCATCGCGACCTTGATGGTCGTACCGTCGGCCAGCACGCGCGTCATCCCGGACACGTTGACACCGGGGCCGTTCATGCCCTCCAGGGACTCGAGCATCGCGAGGCCGTGCTTCTTCCACACCCCGAGTTCGTCACCGACCTGAGGTCCGCCGACGACGTGGAAGTTCAGCGTCACGACGTCCTCCGCGAGAGGACATCGAACGGGAACTCAATGTTGTCGATGCTGAACTGACTGCCGTTCAGGTTGCGAAGCTCGAACTGGAAGTAGTTGCCCTTGGTGCCGCGGCCGATCTTCACGCGGTTGCGATACAGGCCCGACGCCTTGGTCTCTTCGAGGACGTAGGCGTTCCAGTCGTTGTCGTCGGTCTTCACGCGAAGCTCGAGCGGGCCGTTCGCGGAGTACCCCACGAAGCCCTGCACGATGCGCTTCATCGCGAGTTGCTTGCCGTCCATGATGGCGGTCGTCATCACGGCCTGGATGTTGCTGCCCGCGTCGGTCTCGCTGGTCAGCGCGTAGATGCCGTCCGACGAAACCCCGACGTACTCGCCCATGAACCGGGCCATCGAGTTGAACGGGTAGTTGTCGTACAGCGTGAGCGCGAGGTTCGTCGTGTTCAGGCAGAACGCCTGATTCGTCAAGCCCGCAGCCCCGGCGACGAACGACAGGCCGTCGGACGCATCGCCCGCGGTGCCCAGGCTCGCGTGGAGGTCCGCCGTGACCGCGAGTTGGAGCTCGATGACGCCCGAGCCGACGACCGACGCGGTGAACCCGTCCGCCGAGACCTCGATGACCGGCAGGACGAGCGTGGCGGTCGCCACGCCGCCGGCCAGCCCGCTCGACTCGAGCGAGAGCGGCGGCAACAGGGACTCCAGCGTCGCGATCGAGCCCGCAAGGGCTTGTCCGGAGAACCCCAGCGGATCGAGCGCCGGCGCCCCGGTGAACGAGTTCGACGGCCCGGTGATGGTGCCCGTCGCATCCACCGGGTCGAGCAGTGGAGCCCCGGTCGACACGGTCCCGGAGATCGCCTGTCCGGTCACGGACATCGACAACGCGATGTCGGTCTCGGCCCAGGCGTAGGCGTCCAGGCTGAAGGTCAGTTCCGGCGCGGCGGTTGCCACCCCTCCGGCGAGCGCGGTGCCGGTGGCGTCGACCCCGAACCCAACCGGCGCGAGCAGCGGGTCGTCGGTGGCGATGGTGCCCGAGACCATCGTTCCCGAGGCGTCGAGGTTCTGGAGGTCGCGGCACGCCTCCCCGTCGATGTTGCCGTCCATCGACAGGGACAGGCTCGGCGCCGCCGTGCCGAGCGCGCCGACGGCGTTGGTCGCATCCAGCGTCAGGAACGTCCCGCCGCTGTCCGGCCACCAACTGACCCCGTCCGACAACGTCCCGCCCGCCAGCAGGCCATCGCTGGCCGTGCCGACAGACGTGGTGTTGTCGACCCCTGGATCAGCCCAGAGGTCGAGGAAGGGGACGGCGCCGCCGGTCAGTGCCATGTCTTACAGCGACGCGGGCACCGTCGGCGAGAACGCCGAGATCGTCTGGGTCGCCCCGGCCGTGATCGACGTCGGGTTCATGTTCAACTGCGCGCCCGAGGTCGCGATCGCGCCGTCCATGCGCAGGTACGCCGCGCTCGAGTCCGTGCCGCCTGCGTCGGTCTTCGACGAGTACAGCCGGAAGTACCCGGCCGTGCCGGTCGCCGCAGCCACGCCGGTCCAGGCGTCCGCGGTGCGCTTGGCGAGCGCGCCGGCCGAGCCGTACTCGAAGCGCAGGCCGTTGGAGCCCGCGGCGCCCCCGGAGGGGTTCGTGCAACTGGTCGTGATCGTCGACGTGGTGGTCGCGAGCGTCTTGCCGTTGAAGCGCGTCCCGCAGCCCGGTTTGGCGGTGAGCGTGACGGTGTCGGTCGACGCGGACGCGACCCAATCGAGGTTCGTCGCCGAGCGGTTCAGCGCCGCGGCGAGGTCCGACGCGGTCTGGTTGATCGACGTGTTGTACGTCACCGTCGCATCGAGGATGCCGACCGAGTCGACCGTCACCGCGGAGATGTTGCCCGACGAGCCCCCGGTGATCTGGATCGAGCCGGTGGCCGGCGTCTCGGCGGTGTGCGCGGCCGAGGACGTGGTGATCGTGCAGAGCAGCGTGCCGCTGACGGCGGTGTCCGCGGACGCAGGCTGGGTGCCGGAGTAAATCTCCATGCGACCGCCCTCGAATGCCCGCTTCAGGCTCCCCCCGGACAGGAGGAAGTTGCGCAGGCCGGTGGAAATGCGAAGTGCCATGTCAGGCTCCCGTGAAGGTGACGATGTACTGGTACAGGCCGCCGGATTGGCGGCGGAAAAGGCCCGCACCCCGGGAGGGCGGGGTGAAGTTCCACTTGTCGGTGACGTTGTTCAACGTCCCGCCCGGGGATCCGGTGACGATCCCTTGGGCCGACAGCCACATGGGCGCGCGGATCTCTTCTTCTTCGCCCGCGACGCGGCCGAAGGGGTAGTAGACGAGGGTTCCCGGGATCGCTCCCCAACCCTGGCGCGAGGACTGCACGAAGGTCTCCGGCGAGACCCCTGAGATCCAGACCGACTCGGTGGGCATCCCGACGTAGAACCCGTCGTCGACCGGGGCTCCGATCGTGATGACGTCGGGGAACGCGAGGAAGTCGGTCGGCGAGAACAGTTCCAGGCCGAACGCGCTCGAGAAGAAGAGCAGGTTGTCGCGGGCGACGTACATCCGGCCGCGGTAGTAGAACGTCAACTGCCCGGCCGGCGCCGGCCCCATGAACTGCGTGAGCAGGGGTCGCTGCAGCGCGTTCTGATCGCCGGCAATGACCGCGGTCGCGGTGCCGTGCGCGTACCGGCCGGCCTCGTACAACTGGCTCCCGTTCGCGTTCGAGCAGTAGACGACGACCTCGACCACGCGCGAGTCGGTCGAGGTCGGCAAACTCACCGTGATCCCGCCGTGCGTGACGTCGATGACCGCGGACTCCGGAGCACCGGACTCCTGGCCGTCGGTGGCGACGAACGTGCAGGCGACCTTGTAGCGGCCCTCGGGCAGTAGCCCCGTGGCCGACGACAGGATTGCCGCGCCGGGCACATCGAGCCCCCAGGTGCGCGCGCTTCCAGACTCGACGATGCCGGTCTGCACGCCGTTGGTGAAGTAGATGCGGCCGGCGTGCTCCCAATAGCTCATCGGCAGGCCCGCGGCGAGGTCCGAGCGCAGCGTGGACGCGCTCGTCATGCTGGGGTCGAGCGACTTCAGGGACGTGCCCTGCACGAACAGGAAGGTCGTCTCGTCCTTCGAGCCGAACCCGGAGTGCGGTGCGGTCTGCGCGAGCTTGCGGACGTACCCCTGCCGACGCAGCGGTTGGTTGCTGTTGTCGAGGTCGATGTTGACGCCCGCGACCAACTCGTCGGGCGCGAGCATCTCCGGGGGCTTGTTGTTGCGGATCCCCTTGTAGCCGGACAGGAGGATGCTAGTAGCGGCCATCCTCCGACCCCGTGTAATACTGAGTCATCCACTGCTCGTCGTAGGCACCCTGCTTGCGTCCGAACTCCTGCTCGAACAGCGCGAGCGAGCCCGCCGCGGCCTTCGCGTTGAAGGTCTCGCTGTCGCGCTTGCTCCAGGCGCGAAACGTGATCCAGTGGCGCAGGCTGCGCTGGTACTCGGCGCGGATCTCGATCGAGTCGTCGGGATCGTTCATGTCCGCCAGCGGCAGGCGAACGACGGTGAGGTTCGCGGTGCCGGCCGCCTTCGGGTTGCCCACGAACCGGACCTTGCCGGTCTGCCAGTCGGGCACCCAGATCGTCGGGGCTTCGGACCAGTCCTCCCAGCCCGGCGCCTGCGCGTCGAGGTCGCGCACCATCATCGGCCGCAGCGGGTAGGTGTCGCCCGTCAGGCGGATCCGGTTGATGCGGATCACGCGCGGGTCGAGGTCGTAGGACGCGGTGTTGGCGACGAGCGTGATCGTGCAGATCGCGGACGTCGTGGAGTCGACGATCAGACGACCACGGCGGCACGCTTCCTGTTGCGCGTCGTTGGCGTACTCCATGAGTTCGTCGTCGGCCCAGAGGAACGGTTCGACGACGTCATCGAGTTCGATCCGGGTGAGGTTAAGCAACTCGGCGAGCTTCACGTTCCCACCTCGCGTAGACCTTCTGGATCGCCTGGAAGACGCTCTCGGGGTCGATCGAGAACGCGCACATCGCGGCCCCGGAGTTCTCTTCGGTCGGGCACCACTGGTCGTTGTAGTGCAGCCGGTGGCACGGGTAGCACTCGACCTTCTCGTGCGGGAGCATCGGGAAGGAGTTCTTCCAGTGCTTGGTCAGGTTCTCGCGGCTCGAGTGCGACAGCAGGCACGCCTTGGCGACGCCCTCGTCGAAGGCGACCGCGTTCAAGACCCCGGTCTCCGGGCCGACGACCATGTGCATCGTCTGCGCCAGGGCGAGCGTGTTGCGGATGTCGAGGTTCCCCGACTCTCGGATGACACGGGGTTCGAGTTCCCAGCCCTGCTCGAGGATCTTGCAGGCTTCGTCGCCCACGAGCACGAACTTGGCCTTCGGCAGGCGCAACAGCACCTTGGCGATGACGCTGTCCTGCCAGGGGTAGAACTTGTGGATCGAGGATCCTGCCAACGCCCACATGATCGCGAACGAGTCGCCGAAGTGGGTCTCGAGGTACTGGTCTCGCCACTCGCGTTCCGCGGCGTCGGGGTAGAACTTCGCCTCGGACTTGTAGGGCACCTGGGCGATCTCGGCGCAGAACTCGCCGTAATTCACGCCCAGGTACTTGCGGCGCATCTCGGCCGGCCAGGAGTGGTTGATGCGGCCCGGGATTGCCAGCAGCGTGCCCTCGACCGACTCGGACAGGTTCACGAAGCGGTCGAAGCGCGACCTCCAGGCGTTCCAGTAGTCGGTGAGTTCGAGGTTCGGGACTTGGTCGTTGTCCTGAATGATCCACTCGTCGATGTGCGGGTCTTCCTTGAGGATGTTCTGCCCCTTGGGCGTCGTCATAAACGTGACGTGGTAGCCCTGGCGCTTCAACCCCGGGAGGATGTTGGCGGCCTGCAGTTGGTCGCCGAACCCGCCGTAGCGCACGACGCACGCGGCTTTCTTCGGCCGCTCGCTCAGGTGGATCTCCTGCAGCGTGCCGCCGGTCTTGCGGAACACCTGAAGGAAGGAATACTCGACCCACTCGTGCCGGACCTCGTTGAGGATCAACTCCCAGCCCGGGCACGCGCGCATCGCCTGGACGATGTCCTCGTTGCGGAAGTCGTGCTTGTGGTCGGTGTTGGCGCCCGGGTGGCCGATGTTCGGGTAGTGGTCGGCGTGCGGCAGGTACAGCACCAGATGGCCGCCGACCTTGAGCACGCGCCACCACTCCTTGAGCGCCGCGACGTGGTCTTCGATGTGCTCGAGCAAGTGGCTCGAGAAGACGAAGTCCTGCGAGGCGTCCTCGAACGGGAGCTTGGTGGCGTCGTCGACGCGCACGTCAGGATCGAGCGGGATGCCGAAGAGTTCGGTGTCCTTGCACGAGTCGACGGTCGTCCAGTGGGGAAAGCAGCGCTGCGGGCCGGCACCGACGTCCAGACCCTTGCCTCGCGTGTACGGAACGACGAGGTAGCGGATCTTGCCGGATTCGTTGCCCTGGGGGTCGTCAGGTCGCCAAACCATCGCCGGACTCCTCCATCTCGGCCTCCGCGCGGGCCTCGAGTTCGGCCCGGGGAGTCTTGGTTCGGCGGCGATCGGTGGAACCGACCTCGTTGTCGTGGACGTCGAAGAGCACGCCGTCCTGCTCGTAGGCAGCGGCGCCCCCCGACGGGAGGATGATCCCGTAGGCGCGGGACCGATCGAGCCGGCGCATCAGTCGCGATCTCCCGGCGTCCCCTCGTCGCCCGGCGTGCGGTCGAACATGGGGTCGGGCGAGGTCTTCGCCGAGCCGCGGCGATTGGTCGCGTCGCGCTCCAGGCTCATGCCCTCGGTCGCGACGTTGCCGGCGACGCCGGTCGACGTGCCGCGGTCGGGCATCGCCTTGGTGTCGCCCTGCAGTTCCCCGTTGGGGACGTACATGTCGCCTTTCATGCTCACCTCTCGAAGCCGTTCGGCCAGTTCGGGGGTTGCCCGGAGTCCGGGAAGTCCTCGAAGCCGGTGAACTGGTTGTCGGGCTTGGCGAAGCCACGGCGCATGGCCGTGGCGTTCGTCGGAAGCTTCCCGGACACCATGCCGACGACGTCCGCGGACGGGAGGTCCGGGAGGTCGTCGGGGGTGGTGCGCGCGTCGTCGATCTTGCGCATGGTCAGTCGTTCAGTTGCACGACGAGTTGAACAGCGGCCTGGGCGGTCGCGGAGTTCGCGGCGCCCTTCAGTTCGATGAAGCTGCCGGCCGGCACCGATGCGTTGATGGCGGTCGCGGTGACCACCGAGCCCGCGGTGTTCGTGCCCACCGCCAGCGTCCCGACCGAGGTCGTGCCGTTGAGGATGTCGAACTTCGCGTTCGCGTTCGTGCCCGCGGTCACGATGACCGCGTGGACCGCCTTCAGGACCGTGGCCCGGTAGCGGTAGAACTTGTTGATCGTCGCGGAGGCGGCGCCGGTTTGGATGCCGGCGTCGATCGTCTCTTCGCCGTGGGAGGTGTCGTCGTAAGCCATGCTTGGTTCCCCGATGAAGTGGTAGGGGGAGTTACCCCCTACCTTGCCGGCTTACGCCAGCGAATCCCACTTGACAATGCGGGCGTTCGCGACATCGAGGACCGGGTGGACGATACCAAAGCCCCCCAAATAATACCAAGCGATGCCCCTGGAGCGTCCGAAGTCGGTCGGGATCTTCCCGCGCATTTCCTCGGGGACCGCGATCGCTTCCGCGACCGTGTCATTGCCGAAGAAGTAGGCCCAGTTCGACTTGTTCTGGCCCCACGATTCCTTGGCGATGTTCGTCTGCTCGACGAAGCGGGTGTTCTCGTAGCGCCCGATCTCGCCGTTCAGGATCATCTGGAACCCTTCCGGCGTGTACTTGTGGATCGCCTCGAGGTCGTTCTTAAGGCCGCGGAACGTCGACGGGTGCGCGATCGCGGCGTAGTCGTCGCCCATGTAGGGCGGGATGTTCCGCTCCTTCATGGCGTCGACGATCGTCTTGACGTGCCCCGAGAGCAGCGCGATCGTGTTCGTGCCGGTCGCCGTGCCGTTCGTGTAGAGCGTGCCCGTGACCGTGTCGGTCGTCGCGACGAAGCGCAGCGGGGTCTTGTTGAACTCCGCGTTGGCGGCGATGTCGAACGCCTTCTTCGCGTCGTTCTTGAGCACCTTGTCGATGATCTCCGTGACCGGGTGCTCGGACAGGTCGTCGAGCTTGCCGGTGTACGGCACGCTGTTGCCGTACTCGGTGATCGTCAGGGTGCCCTGCGTGATCGTGAAGTTGGTTTCGGGCATCGTCGTGGTCTCCACGAGGGTCGTGCCCTGCGTGACCACGTTCGAGTAGACGTTCCAGTGGTAGACGTCGCCCTTGCCCTTGCCCTGGCCCGCCGCGTCCTTGACGTCGGCGAACTGGCGGAACTTGACGAGCGGCTGCACGGCGTACCGCAGCACGCGCGACAGGCGTTGCGAGTACATGTACCCGCCGAGGGAGTTGGTTGCCCAGAGTTGACCGGCCATGATTCACCTCAAACAGAAAAGTGGTTGCGTCTCAGCGCCCCGCCTTCTGCAAGCTCCCGATCGTAGGATTTCGACGCGCGGCCATCTCTCGGATGATCGACGCGCGATCGTCTTCACTCGACTCGGGAGACGTCGCAATCGTCGCGGCGCTCACCGTTCGGCTGGGCGGGTTGTCCAGCGCAGCCTTCCTCGCAGCCAAGTCCTGAGTTCGGCGAGTGGTTGTCGGTGGTTCCGGGGCGGTCTTCTCGGCGGCCCATCCGATCTCCTTGTAGAGCGCTTCGCCGGCCTTCATCAGGGATTCCCTGAAGTTGTTGCCTTGCGTGGCGAACTCGTTGAAGAGTTCGTCTGCGCGCCCCTGGACATACGGGTGCTGGGCGACCTTCGGATACGCTCCGAAGAACTCCTTCAATGCACTGTCTTCCTCCAACTTCCGCGTCACGACCTGGGCAACTTCGTCGGTGTTCACGGTCGGCGCCGCTTTGGGCGCCGGGTGGGCGAGCACCGCTGCCAGTTGCTTGGCCGCCGCGTCCTCGTCGCCGTTGAAAACGGCTTGGAGGGCGACTTTCACCTTGGCGATCGTCTCTTCGGATGGATCTGCCGGAGGTGACGGGGGAATTTTCGCTGGTGTTTCCGAGCGCAACGCCTGGGCCTGACGAAGGATCTCGTTGGCTTCGTTCAGACGTTGGGTGGCCGCGGCGCTTTTCTGCGCATCGCGCACCAGTTGCTCGAGCGACGTCTCGGTCTCGACGCCGTTGACCTTGAGCTTGACCTTGCGGGCCAGCATCTCCGCGGGGACGTAGGCGTCGTCGTCCGCGAGCGCCGCGGCGACTTGCTCGTCCTGCGGATCGACGGTCTTCTCGTCCGACTTCTCGTCGGTCTTCTCGGCGAAGTCGTGCCCGGTCTCGGTGGTGATCTCGGCTTCGCGCTTGGCCGCGATCTGATCGACGATCGAAAGCCTGGACTGGTTGATGGACGAGTCCGGGTCTCCCTGCTCGGTGTTGAGCGGGGTGGTTTCGTCAGTCATTGAGTTCCCTGTGGTTTAGTCCTCCTGTTCCATCTGCTGAAGGCGTTCGTGAGCCGAAAGCGCCTGGGTGATGGCTTCTTCGAGCCACTGGTCGATCTGGTCGATGACGAGGATGCGGTTCTGGACGGCTCGGATGGCCTTGGGGTCGTCGGGGTCGACGTGGGCCAGGGTCTCGAGCAGTTCCGCGCGGTAGGTGTCGTGCTTGTCTCGGAGGTACTTGCCCACGG